TTGCCTTTTGCATTAAATGCACTATCATTATGTATCCTATGTAATACTTGTATCTCATTCACATTGTAAAATTGTTTTCCTTCTTTCCATAATTTTAACCATAAATCATAATCCTCCAAATTTAAACTTCCATCCCAATTACATAACTCTTTTTTTAATAAACAGCTACTATTTATTATTGGATTAAAACTTAAAAAATTAAAAGAACTAAGATCACCTACAGGAATATTTGGACTTATATTTAAATCTCCAAAATATTTACATTGTGTTCCTATCACATCACTATAATACATAAAACGCTCTTGTGCCTCTAACTTCTTAGGTAACCATTTATCATCTACATCTAGTAAACTTACCCAATCATACTTACAATATTTTATCATTTCATTTAAAGCTTCTGCTTTTCCTTTAATTTCATAAAAGTCATACACCTTTATTCTTTCATCTTTTTCTTCCCATTTTTTTGCTTCTTTATATACATCAGAATCCTTTGGATGTCCATTGATTCCTATGATTAATTCCCACTCTTTATATGTTTGATACAATATTGTTGGAACTGATTCACCAATAAATTCTATTCCATTATAAATTGGCATTAAAATACTAATCATTTTATAATTAATAATTAAATTATTTTTAAATCAAATATTAATTTAATTATCTATTTTTTTCTCTCAATTCAATGTGTTTACATATGTTATTATCTCCTAAATGTCTCTTACCACATCTACATGTTAAAGGTAAATCCTCTAAATTTTCATAAAAATATTTTATAAAATTAATTACTCCACCTACATTATCTACATTAATATGCATTCCTATTTGATTTTTAGTAATTATTGGATCTCTTTCAATTAGCTCAAAATCTAATACACATATTTTTATTCCATCTATTTCTAATATTTTATTATTATAAATATTACCGTTTATCATTTCTACTTTAACATGTAACTTATAATCAGATGATATGATATAATTCATTAAATTTACTTGATCACTATAACTATTATTTTTTTTTTCAATCATATTTTTTAATAGTTTTATAATAAAATTTAAACTTGTTAGTTTTATTATATAAAATCCACTACAAACACCAAATCCTAATTTATTACTACATTCTTTTGGAAAACTATCCTTTCCTCCTATTTCTGTTGAAATTATAAAATCATATGGTAAGTTTACTATTTCATCAATATCATTTTTTAAAATGATATCCATATCACAATGCACTACTGGTTTTTTTTCATTAATTAATAAATCTATATTTTTTTTTAATCTTATACTATCCCAAAATGCATATTCTTTGGGGACTTTAATATCAGATTGTAATATATTCGATTCATCCCATATTGTTAGCTTATTTTTTTTTATACAATTTTTATTTATCATTTTTTCCCAATGCTCTCTTATTGGTGTATACTTATTTCCAAAACAAATAGTTGTTATATTATACATTATTTATATATACTTTATTTTATCTTTATATCAAACCTTTTAATTTATTTATATTTTCTTTATGTAATATTTCATCATTTATATTTAACCATGTAGAACCTCTATAGTGAAACATACATTTGTCATATATTTCTGAAAAATATTTCCCATCTTTATTTCTTTTATCATTTTTTAAAAATTCTATTAACCTATTCTTGTTTTTTAAATTTTCTGGTAACTCTTCTATATTCCAACTTCCACTCCATAAATGCTTTATAAAATAAAAGTTATCATTTTCATATTGATTACTTGAATATCTTATATCTTCGCAATTAGGATAAACATAATCATATTTTTTTAACCATTTACTACTTGCTGAACCTGTATCTGCTCCAGCTATATGTAAATTAAAATCATCTAAATTTACATTAGATTTATTCATATCAATATAAAAATAATTCGGCCAAATATATTTTAAATTTGGTCTTTCTTGTAACACACAAGCACATATTTTCTCTCTATATTTTGTTATATTAAGTGTATCTATCAAAAACATATCTCCATCTAATATTAAATATTCATCTTTATTACCCATCATATACTCTCTTAAACTTCTTAAAGAATCACTATGTCTTTCACTTGGATTATTATTATTTTTATGATGTTCGTTTGGTAAATTAAAATATTTTATATTCATTTCTTTACACTTTTTTTCTATTGCCTGTCTTCCATTTTCTTCTGGTTTAAAAAAATTTGTTGGGTCGGGCCAATATTTTCCATCATTAAATACTATATATTCATACTCTATATCACACAAATATTTTTTTAATGATAATTGTTGTAATTCTATAAAAATAGGATTATTTGTTATAATACTTACTACTTTCATTTAATTTATTAAATTATTTATCTTTAAATAAATATAAAAACTATTTATTAATTTTATTAAATGGAAAAAAAACATATTATTATTGCGTACTACAATGAAAATATTGATTGGATATCAAATATAAATACAAATTATAGCGAAGTTTATTTATATAATAAATCTGGTAAAACATTAAATATTAACTCTAATATTAATGTTATAGAATTACCTAATATTGGTAGAGAATCTCATACATATTTATACCATATTATAAATAATTATTCCAATTTACCAAATGAATGTATTTTTTTACAAGGAAATCCATTTGATCATTCTATTCCGGAACAAGAATTATTTAAAATAATTAATAATACAGATAATACAAATAATTCTACAGAAAAGTTTATATTTTTAACAAAATTTAAGCTATTCTTGGAAAAAAATCAAGATTTAACTTTTAAAGAACATGGATTTTTATACTCTTATTGGCAGAATGAACATAATTTATCTAGTTGTATTGTTAAAATATATAATGAATTATATCCTAATTTTATATCTACTTTATTCGCTCCTGGGGCATTATTTTTAGTTAATAAAGAAAATATTTATAAAAATTCATTAGAATTTTATAAAAAATGTTTAAATATTTTATTAAATAGTGAAAATTTAACTGATCCACCAGAAGGACACGCATTCGAAAGATTATGGTATTATATTTTTAATAATTGTTAGATATCTTACCCAAAATAGTATAATCAACTTAAAAAACTTTGAAATACAAACCATCTATCTTTATTTACATTTTCTTCTTCTTTTAAACAAAATTCTTTTAAATTATTTGCTATACAATCTATAATTACATATTGATCATCCTTTACAAGAATATTATTATTAAAATAATCATACAGTCTATTATAATATATATTACTCCACCAATCTATTTTTTCTTTATGACTTAAAAAAAATCCTCCTGCTATACTGACTTGATTAACTGAAATTAAATTTTTTGGTAATCCTTTTTCGTTTTTATCTAATAGCATTCTAATATAATTATTTAAATCAATTCGACTCCCTGGTAATCCATAATATATTTTTGAATTATTTAATTCAATAATCTTAGTATTATTAGGCCATTGTCTTATTTGTTCTGGAGTTAAATTATTTCCTCCTCTAAAATAGCCTATATCACACCATCCATACCATTCTGTATCAAATATTTTTTCATCTTTTACATGTTTTACAAAACTTATTTTCTCACTCCAAAGCATATTTAATTTCCAATCTATATTCCATCTACTATTGTGATTAAGAGTATTATTATTTCCGTGATTTTTTATCCATTTTTCTCTCTCTTTCCATGTTTCAAATTCTTCATATTCTTTCACTATTATTTTTATATTTTTATTATTCTTATCTACTATCTCATCCATGAGAGAAAAACTTTCTTTATTTGTAAATATTACCAAATTGAAATTGTTCACATTATTCAAAAAATTTGACATCCATCTTTTATATGTATTTACATCAAATTTAGATTTCAGATTATACCAACATGTCGCAAAAGTAATATTCATATAAATGTTTATTACTTTTAACTTTAAATATTTATATAATTATACATAATTTTAAATACAATATTTTTCATTTCATGAAATTTTGCATCTATTATATATCTATCAGACCATCTTATAATAATTTTATATAAATGTTCTATAGAAGCATTATATTTTGTTAGTTTTTCATTTTCAACATCTTTGTTTATTATAGAAACTATATTTAAATCTGGACCTATTATATCTGTATCTATATAAGTTACCCATTTTTCGTTAGTTATATTATTATTCCATATTTGATCAATGCAATATACATTTTCATAATAACTCTTTAAATAACCTAATATTAAACTATCCATTATTTCAGTTTTTTTATTTAATTTTAATAAATTATCACATTCTAATAAACCATTCAGTCCTAATTTAAACTTATTTATTAAATTACCTATAAAACTTCCTTTCACTATATAACTACAAGTTGTATTACTATTTAAAAGTTTATAAAATCCAAATCCAACAGTTTTATCATAAGAAATTACTCTATTTGTTCCAGATAATACTATTATATCGGGTAAATTATACCTAATAACATTAGATAAATTAACCCAATAATCATCATATTTAGATTTATCATATATTACAATATCGTCTTCTAATATCATAAAATAAGTATTTTCTATATTTGAATAATTATTTTGTATATACTCTAATAATGCTATATGAGATTGTGAACATCCTATATGTCCATATTCATTTTTAATTGCATTAAATCTATTTAATTTTAAATTAAAATTATTTTTTTCTATATTATTTTTTCTCTCTATTGATTCTTCTAAGTTTATATAAAATGCATCTTTCAAAATAAACTTATTTATATTGAATAACGGATTATAAATAATCTGTGATTTATAAACTAATTCATTTTTTAAATTCATAATATTGTTTTTAATAAAACTTATTTTTTCTAATATTTTTTTTAATTCATATTGTTCCATTTCTATAAAAGTTTTTAATTTATTTATATATACTTTGTTCTTTTCATTAATATAATCATTTAATTTATTTAATTTTAATGAATTGATTTTGATAACAATATTAATATTTTCTTGTATTTGTTCCATAATTAAAAATAATATACATTTTATATTTAAATATTTAATTTATAAGATACATTTTTTTGAACTATATCACTATATCCATCGCCTTGTTTTGTGATATGTGGATGCACACAATAACAAGGAAATTGATTCTGAATTACTGTAGAATAAAATACATCAATTTCTCTCATAAATCCTACCATATTTTTTACAATAAATTTCATTACTGATTTATTGATTATATAACTTCCTGTAGTTAATGTTCCTTTTACTCTATTTATATTATCACTTTTCTTTTGTAATTGTGCTCCTCTATGATTACCTGCTAAATATAATAAACCAAAATTCAGATTATCAAATTGATTTTTCATTATACTTATTACCTGATCAAATCTTATTCCATTCCCTATTTGAAATTCTGTATCATCTTCTAATATTAATACATTTTCATATTTTCTCTCTATACATATTTTTATTATTTCCAAATGACTTAACATACATCCCAATGCCCCTATCTTATATTTTTTTTCATCTCCTCCTGTTCTTTTAAACCATTCTGGAATTGGATTTAAAAAATTAGGATTCCATTCATTTATCATTTCTTCAGTTGGTTTTATAGCTTTAAATATTTCATAATTATTTAATCCAATCCTTTGTAGCTCACTTAGTATTTTCTTTTTTCTATCTCCTCTATGTTCCAGATTTATGATAAAAATCTTATCAATATTCATTATATTTTTAATATAAATATTTGTTTTTATATTAAAATTATTTTCTTTTAAAAAGTGTACCCATATTTTTAAATCCTCCTATTGCTATGTTATTTCCTCCATATCTCTCTTCTTTTGTTAGTCTTATTTTGTTGGAAGTTTTTTGTGTTATATCATGTTTTTCATATTTTTGAGCATTAGCATCTGTCTCCGTTTCAAAATTTTTAACATTTATAAATTCGTTTGAAATTTCATAGTTTAGTTTTTTTATTGAATTTAATCCGTGTCTATAATCTTTATTTAAAAACCCTGCCACTTCTTTTTTATTTATTATTTTTGTTATTCCATCTGTAAATTGTAATATTGCTCTTGCTCCTAATTTAAAAAAATTATTTCTATCTATTTTTAAACCATTTTCTAATATTCTTTGTTGTATCATATTATCTTCCATTGACCATCCCCACATATTAGGAAACCCATTTACTCTTTCAAAATCTTTCCCTTTTATAGAAAATATCCCACCTAACGCAAATTCATAACCATAAAAATGTTTTATTATTCCATCTGTTGTTTCATAATTTAATAGATTTTTTTTATATGGTATTGTATCAACATCATGAAAAACAAATGTTATATTATTGTAATCAGTTGGATACTTTTGTTTCATCGCTAAAAACCCAATATTTTTCATAGCACCTCTATTAAATGGTCTAAAATCTACCTGATGACTAAAATAGATTTCATAATCTTCTTTATTATAATCTTCCATGATATACTCCATATATTTTGTAAAAAAAAGCTTATGTTCTCTCCTATCTCTATATGGAACTATAAAAATTATTTTTGGAACCATATAAATAAGAAAATAATTATTTATTTATTTTAATCCGCTAAACATATTTATCTATTATTGCCTTTGGAACTAGCTTTTCTTGTATTCCTTCTAACTTTTTATAACATTTATTTATTGTCACCTCACTTATTTCACTTACTTTATTTACATCCTTCTTTGATATATTCAATTTACATATTTGAGCTATAAAATATACTATTCCTGCTGCTATACTATGTGGTGTATTTTCAGGTATCATATTATTCTTTTGAATCCTCAAAGCAATAAATTTACAACATTTTGTTAATTCTTGATTTATATTTAATTTACTACAATATCTCTCAATAAAATCTTCTGGTTTTGTTCTACACAAAGATGTTTTGTCTTTATTTGTCATTTCTGATTCTATCTCATTCAATATTGTTGTGGCGTTTTTACAACCTTTTGTTGCGCTAGTATTATCTAATGTAAATATTGTTGCTATTTCTTTCGCTGTCCTTGGACAATCATTTGTTCTACATGAAATATAGATTGATGCCGCAATTATACCATCTCTATTTAAACCTCTAAATGTCTTATGTTCTGATATTTTTTTATGATATCTTAATGCTTCGTCTATTATTATTTTGGGTATTCCTGCATTATGCGCTATTATAGTAATACGCTGAAACTCATCATATTGTGATTTCTCTTTATAAGGCATCGATTGCCATTCTGTATATCGTCTTATTTTTCTCATTTCATATGAAGTTGCTCCACTACATATGACCTTACATCCATATGAAGATTCTTTTAATAATGGATTCACTGGCATACCACATCTTGTAGGATCATTATTATTTGAGTCTTCTGCTCCATAATAACGCCATTCCGCTGATTGATCCACCATATCTTTATAAATTATACTACATTTAGGATTACAACAAGCTAAAAACCCGTCTTCAGTTAATCTTACACTAGATTTACATAAATCACAATTTTCTCTTTGACCTTCTACTCTAAATAAGCATTCTATTGGTTGTTCATTTATAAAATTATTCTCTATTTGACTCCATAAATCTTTTTTTGATTTATTTGATTTCTTTTTCTTAGTAAGCCGTTCTGTCATTATAATACTGAATATTTTGTTAATTTGTTTTTAATTCAATTTTATTTAATATTTACCTAAAATATATGGGAGCTAATCAATCTACACCTGATATGCCAAAACAAAAAACATTATCATCTACTATTGACTATCTTGCTGCCAATTATATATTGACTAGCAATTTTCAAGATTTAAAAAACTTAACTGATCCTCAATATTGTAAAAATTTAGTTATTTTAACTTCTGATGTTATCCAAAGATATTTGACTCAACAAGATATAGAATTCCTCAAACAGAGAATGGAAGGTTCAATTGAAAAAAATGAAATGACTACAGAAAAAATTGCTTATTTTAATAAAGAAAACCTCGGCAAAATGGATATTAAAAGTGATTTACGAAAAAAAAGAATGTGTATTGCTATTGCTAAATATTATGTTCAAATTTTTCATATTTTTAATGCTATTGCTCACACTATAAACCCTGTTTATACATGGAAGGATAAATTTGGTTCTACTGTTTCTGTTGATTATGAACATAGAAATGAAATTCCCAAAGATGTACAACCTACTATCTCCAAAGTTAATTTATGTAGCTCTAGAATTAATGCTCTTATGGCAGATAAAAAACCTTTAGATGAACTTAAAACTCCTACCAATAATATTTTTGAATTCCAATCACAATTCTGTGATCTTAATACTTCTAAAGATGGTTCAGTTAAAATGTTAGCAAAAGAACCTGGTATCCCTGAATTAGAAACTTTATATTATGATGTTTATGATTATAATACTGGTAAATTTACAACTATGTCTGCTGATATGTTAAAACAATATAATTCCGACCTTAAATCATTTTATACTCTTTTTACTGGTGAAAAAAAAATGCCTTCTTCAATCAAAAGATTTGGTGATATTCCTCTTAGAGATTATAATAAAGCTGGTCCTTGTAAAAAACCTGATGGATATTTTAGAAAAAAATATTCTGGAACTCTCAAAGAAAAATTATTTCAACAATATGCTCAAAATGTACAGACTATGATGACTAATACTGAAACTAATCAAAAAGCTTTATTAGGTATCATTGATCAGTTGTTTGTATTTATAAAAGACCCTCAGGATCCTAACAAAAAATTAATTGTTATTAACCCTAAACTTGATAATAAATTACTTACTAAACTTGTATCTGACACTCGTAGCCTTATTATTAAATTATATGCTACATGTGAACAAGACTTCTTTAAAGGATTACAAATTTTTGAGGCATTGGTAGAAAAACAAATACTTGATGCTTCCACTGCACAAATTAAACAATTACAACAAAATGTAGAGGAAACTATTTCTATAGAAGGTACTCCCCCTACATTGCCTTCATCATCATCTACTCCTCCCATGGCACCCCCTCCACCAATAGGTTCTTCTACTACTCCGGGTGCTCCTATTGGTGGTCCTCCTGGTCCTCCTGGATCTGGATCTGGAAGTGGATCTGGATCTGGATCTGGAAGTGGATCTGGATCTGGATCTGGAAGTGGATCTGGATCTGGATCTGGAAGTGGATCTGGATCTGGATCTGGATCTGGAAGTGGTCATACTACTTCTGTAGGTGGTCCTGTAGGTGGCCCTGTAGGTGGTCCTGTAGGTGGTCCTGTAGGTGGTCCTGTAGGTGGTCCTGTAGGTGGTCCTGTAGGTGGTCCTGTAGGTGGTCCTACTACTCCTGTAGGTGGTCCTGTAGGTGGTCCTACTACTCCTGTAGGTGGCCCTGTAGGTGGTCCTACTACTCCTGTAGGTGGCCCTGTAGGTGGTCCTACTACTCCTGTAGGTGGTCCAGGTGTATCATCATCTCCAGCTTCTACTACAGGAGCTACTATAGGAAGTTCTACTCCAGCTTCTATTACAGGAGCTACT